GAGTCATATCTGTTGGCACATCATATACGGTAGAAGATAACTGTTCTAAATAATAAACTGTTGCGCTATTTATAGTTCTTTTTACTGAAAAATACACATTATTGGATGTAGTACAAACAGATTCAAAAGTTCCAGACGTATTCCATTGTACCCATCCTAATACTTTTTGCGCTCTTTGTGATGAATATACTGCAATAGTACCATCATCATTTATCAAAAAATAAAGCTGTTCTGTTCTTTTTGGCAATGCTGTTATAGATGCGCTATCTTTTGGAGAGTCTATTAAATGATTAGCCTCAATACTTATAGGTGCATCACTAAATTCTTCTAAAGCAGAATTAAATACATACTCTCTTACTGTTTTCCCATTATTTTGAACATATGTAGTAGCACCATCAAAAAATCTAGGCATTGCTTTTTGTTGTGATCCATTAGAGGATTGTCTAATAATCTGTATATCTGCTGGTGTAATAGGTTTAGATACTTGTGGTTTTAAATAAAACTCTGATGTATTTGTTAATATTTCTAATACTTTGCCAGACCTCAAATGTCTTATTTCATTTATTTCATCTGAAGCTATTTGTATTTGTACTGAATCTGCATCTTCAGCTTTACCAACATCGAAATTAAAAAATGTACCTGTTTTACTGCTTTGTATACCATCTGGTAAATTAGCTACACCTCCAAAAAATAAACGTTGTTCATGAAATGCTACTGCTTTTGGATAACCATTTACATCTGAAAATACTTGTTCATCCCAACTTCTTGTTGAAGGGTGTCCTACAACACTTACTCTTACACCACCACCATCTACAGATTCAGTAGCTGTATCTCCACTTAAAGCTGTATATTGATAATGGTCATCATCAATTACAGTTATAGTAGTGCTTGTATTTAAATTGCTAGAAGATATACCATTACCATCTGTGTCATTAATATCTTCTGCTCCAGATATAGTTATTGATGCTCCAGTAGAAAATCCATGAGCTACATGAGTAACTGTAACTATTCCAGAACCTTGAGTTACAGCAAATGGATCTTCATCCAATATTATTTCTGGAACAGATTTTAAGGTTGCTGTAACTACAGTTGCGCTAGTATATCCTGTTATTAGAAGTTCAGCTCCCATATATCTAATTCTTGTTCCTACATAATCACTTGTAAAATAACCAGATGAGGCAGTACAAGTAACACCTGTTGCATCTTTAGTAACAGAATCAATATCTAATGTAATTGTATCGTCAGCAAATTTAAAATATGGCTGATAGACTTTTTCTCCATTTATACTAGTATCAAATGCAAAAGTTGAATTAGTAAAAGTAGTAGCCCCAGTTCTTTTTATAATTGATGGCATAAAATCTTCATGTACTACAATCATAGTATCGCCTTGTTGGGTATAATTTAATTCAAATATATTGCTAGTTGTCCAAGGGCATGAAGTTATAGTTTGCAATAATGATCCAGCAGTAGAGTATATTTTTAGAACAGTGTTTTGGAAAGCGAAAATATACTCTTGATCTCCTGAAAATATAAAGGATTCTAACCTACTCTCTGCTCCTAAATCTGCTCTAAAATAGGTTCCTGGTCTCCTTTCTACTGGTCCTTGGTTATTAACTATTACGTTTCTTGCTTTTTTTAAAGCTGATCCATAAGTTTCTAAACTTACTCTGCCTATTAAATTTGGGTCAATTTCCCCTCTATTAAAATTTGTTTGTGATATTCTTGCTATTCCCATCTATGAGCTAACAGTAGCCTTTATAGTGCCTAAAGACCCTGAATTCCTCCTATTTCTAAACCTAGTAGTATCTACTTTTCTTGTAGTTTGTGCTTGTGAATCTTGCGCTCTTGCTATTGCCATTTGAGCAATTGCTCTATTTTGATACAGTGTAGATAATGTATCATTTCTTGCAATAGCACCAGCAAACAAAGAAGCTAGCTCAAAAACTAATGCCTGTTTAAAATAAGGTGGAAAATTTGCTTCTGATGGTTGAAATGTATAATCAGCTACTACAGTATCAGATGATGAAGCATCACATAAAATATCAGATTCATATCTGTCAAATTCAATAACATTATCATTAACTGTTACCGTATGTATCAATAATGTTCCAGATGGAACAGCGTATTTAGCAGACCATCTTGCTGTAGGAGCCGAAGCATTTCTTGATAATTGTGCTTGTTTTGCTGCAAATCTCCATCTAGTCCTAGTTAATAGATTTTCTAGTGTAGATTCATAGAGTTGATTAGCTACTTTTGATTCTGTAGTGCTTTCAGAAAAAGAGGTTATTGTATTAGCACCTACTAATACTAAAGCTTTACTACATATATCAAATTTACTATCACTCATAATTTAAGTGGGGGAGAGATAAACAAGGAAACCCTCCCCCTGAAACATTATGTTCCGTTAGTGCAAGTTACAGTTGTAGCTCCTGTTGCAGATGAAACAATTAATACATCTACAGTTGCAGTACCACCAGTGGCACCTACAGCTATAATTATATCAAATTGCTTAAGATCATCTGTCGAGTTATTAAAATAACCAGAACCAGCAATTGTACCTACAGCGTCAGTACTGTGATAAACGAATAAGTTTTGATCTCCAGCACCGGCAATTTTTTTTAAGTTAGTTGCATCTAAAGCCATGATATCCCTCCTTATTCAGTGATTTGACATTCAATAGCACCATCGTTGTCAATCATGACAGCTCCAGCACTAAAGTATGATGTAATCAAGTTACTGACCTTTTCAGGTACATAGTTAATTTCTGTTCTTACATCTGAACCAGTTGCCAAACCTACCGATGACATATGGTAAGCGTGACAATCTCTAGTGGTACTAGATATAGAAAGTCCCGAATGTGTAAACCACAAGAATCCTAACCAACGCTTAGCAGTCATACCACCAGCGTAAGGTAAATCTTGTTCTCCCACATATTCTGCTCTACTGAATTGATCTATTTGTAATAGGTCAGCCCAGCCAGCAGGCGAAACAACAAAGTATCTTTGTCCATCGTCTGGAACGTCAGCCTCTCCAAATGCTTCATACACAGTTAATGCTTTAGCTAATGTTAAAGCAGCAGATCCATGTACTACATTGTTTGAGTTTGATCCAGCATCTAAGACATCAATAATTAATTGGTCCATTTTACGTCCCAAAGCAGCCGCAGCAGATGTAGCTAACACTTGTCTTTCGTCAATGTTTGTTTTTATCTGATCTAATGTATCGACATAGTCGGCAGCATAGTAATCAGATAATGTGACATCTACGTTAGAATGTGTAACTTCCATAGTGTTGACTTGTCCGTGTCTAGATTTAGTAGACGCAGCACCTTTACCAACTTTCTGGAATCTTGCTTGGTTGCCTGTTACGTTATTAGATTGGCGTACAGTATTACGCAGTTTGGAACCCATCCTTTGATAAGCCATGTGGACTTCAGCTTCAAACTGCTTAATAAACGCATTACTAATTTGCGTAGCCATATTAAGCCTCCAAATTGTTAATTGTTAAACTAACAGTTGTCCTTTTTTAGCTTATCTCGGTTGCCCAAACCGGACCGATATCCCCTAAAATGGGCTGTATATTTTTAGATACTCTAGGTATCTTCTTATAAAAATACAATAATTCTACATCTTTGACAATAATATTCTCATTTTTAAAGCTAAAACCTAACCATTTTAGCCATTTTATGTTGTTTTTATGCTCTTTTGTTATGCAATTGTATACATATTCGTAATCTGATAAGAAATAATCACACCATTTTTTAGTTCTTTTAGAAAAATAATACCAATTTTTATCTAATTCTTCTGAAGATAACATCCAAACTGATCCATATTTTATATTATTTTTATTAGATACAACGCCAAACATAGCAACAACACTGCCATTATCTAACACAGTATAAGTATTTACATTAGGTCTTTCGAATCTAAAAGGATTTATTAATGCAGTTAATGGATCGTGACCAGATATTGCTATTTCGTATTTGTCTAAATCTCGTAGTTTGAACGCCAACTCAAATGCATGAGCTGGTGTTCCTTTTTCTACATAAAGCATTAAACTTTGCCAGCCGTATTGAGCCTAGCCCATGCCTCATCTACTTTTCTTACATAGTCCGCATCCCTATGTCTTGAGTCATAATAACGTTTATCATTCATCATTTGCTTGACATCAGCAATACTCAACTCTCTTTCTGGTTGTGCAACAGACTCTGATCTTCCCATGCTAGATTTCATAGAATCTTGTATTCTTT